AGTGGTCTGCTGCACAAACTTGGGCGGATCAACACGGTTACAAGTTTCTTATTCTCACTGAGAAACATCTCGGAATTGGTATTTAAACCTATCAATATCTTCTTGATAGATCTCTTCTACTACTTTCTTCGTATCGGGACTATAGTAATAACTGTATGGTTTTCTATTGGTTTTTAATAGGACCGGTAATTGATGCTCCGGTAAATTCAATTCTTTACATACTATGTTAAAATCATTTTGTAGATTTTCATATTTTCCTATAAAGGTTGGGTACAGCTTTCCTTGTGTGTCAGTTAAGTAGCTAGCTTGAGTAGTTCTAAGAGGTTTAGTTTGCTGAATGTAGTGTATGTATTCAGCAAATGTCATCGTTTTTATGCAGTCCATGAAAGGGTAATCAGATTTATCCTCTCCTCCATCTGACCACCATAAATCTGTACGAAAGAATTCATATAGAGAAACAGTTCTACTCCACGGATTTCGAACAAATGTAAAACAGTATTTGTCTGAGGTACTATCTCTGTAGAACTCTTCGCTTATGTTAACATGACCATCACCTCGTATTACCATTGATAACTCAGAGTTTATCATAAACATTGAACGTCTTCGTATTACGTTGTTGAGAGCTTTTTGAGTAGGTGATGAGATGAGATATGGTTGAATTAAGCACTCTGATACTGATGTGCCACCTGTTCGTGGTATATGTACAAAATATGTGTTCCTCACGTTAATATGTTATTAAGATTTGCACAGCAAGCCAGATGTGATAAATAGTATGCATGAATAAGATCTCACTAGAAGAAGTTGAAGCAACACTGCAACGTCAGAAAGTTGAACCCGCCAAAGTAACTGCAATTTTAAAAGATCTCAACCAGATTTTGGAAGAGTTGCAAAATGAGAAAGATAAGACACCTAAAGAGAAGTGGGAATATGTCGTTGTTTTGAATGATAAGGATTCTGGATGGGTCGTTCAGCAAAAAGAAGGTGAAGATGCTGGAGCACTCTTGACAAAGTTAAATGATGCTGCTCGCGATCAAAATGAAGCCGCTTCAAAGAAGAAGAGTATGCTAAATTCAATGGCTGATATCTTTGATGGTATTAAGTCCAAATATTTGAAGTCTAAGAATGTTCGAATTAAGACAAAAGAATTAGTCCGTGTTATTGTAACTAAATAGCTTTGGTAATGAAAATAAGCGGTATCTACAAAATAAGAAATAAAGTTTACAGGTAAATTGCTAAATTACTGTAGTTGGCAATTAAGTAATTAATATGAGTATAAATGGAACTGGCTTGCGTTTGTTAACAGAAACACCTATCCACGACCAATTGGATATTCTCGTGGAGGAGAAAAATACTAAAGAGCCTAGTACTATGTGGGTACAGGGCCCGTACATGGCAGCAGAAACTGTTAATAAGAATAAGCGCATGTATGATGGTAGTGAAATGTCTCGTGAAGTGGACCGCTATATTCGAGAAATGGTTAATACTAACCGTTCAATGGGTGAATTGAATCATCCTGCTTCAGCTGAAGTTAATCCTGAACGTGCCTGTCATTTAGTTACAGAGCTTAGGCGCGAAGGAAATACTTATTTTGGTAAATCTAAGATATTGTCTTCTCCCTTGGGAGTATTGGTTCGTTCGTTGATCAACGATGGTGTTAAAGTTGGAATGAGTTCTCGTGCACTTGGTAAATTAGTAGAAGAGAATAGTGGCATTAATCGAGTTACAAGTATGAGGCTTATTGCAGTTGATTGCGTGGCTGATCCGTCTTTTACCAAAGCATTTGTCAACGGTATACTTGAGAGTAAGCAATATGTCTTAGCAGGAGATGGCTCGTATGAAGAATTGTACGATACTTTTATTGCAAGTGTTTCTGATTTACCTCGTAAGGATGTTGAAAACTATCTGAAAACTCAAATTTTGCAGTTTATTGAGTCCTTTAAGAATAAGTAATAATAAATAGACTACTATGCGCAAAACACGTAAGATTAAAAAGAAGATGCTTAAAAAGAGTAAAGGTTGCCCTGGCTGCGCAAAGCGCCGAGCATTAATGCGTGAAAGCAGTCTCTTTCAATTTATTAAAGCAATTACGGAGAAAAAGTATAATCAGGCTAATAAGTATTTAGCAGATGTTATCGAGGCCAAGTTAAAGACCCGTATTGCAGCTAATTTATAATATGCCAAAAGATATTACAACTGTTCTGAAAGAAGCGACAAAAGACATGCTCTCTGAGCAAACGCTTGCTGAGATCAAATCAGCATATGATGCTGCTGTCACGAATACAGCCGATGAGCGTGCTAAGTTGCAGGTTGAAAGCGCACTCGACAAGCAAGATGCAGATTATAGCTCTAAGCTTGAGAAGCTATTAGCTGCAGTTGATGCAGATCACGCCAATAAACTTACTCGTGTTGTTGAGGCTATTGATGTCAATCATAGTCAGAAACTTAAGAAAATCATTGATTTATACGAGAAAGCTATTAATGAAGATGCAAAGAGTTTTAAAACCAATGTTGTTGATAAGCTTGACAAATACTTGGATCTCTATCTTGATGAAAAGATTCCTACTGCAACAGTAATTGAAGCAGTTGAAAATGTTCGAGCAGCAAAGTTGGTAGATCAAATGCGTACGTTGCTCGGGATCGATCTTGCAATGGCAACTCAATCTATACGTGAAGCTGTTCTAGATGGTAAATCTCAGCTAGATGAGTACAAAGCTGCTCTCGATGCAGCTAATGCTAAACTTGCTACAATTTCTGAAAGTCTTGAGACTGCTACTGCAGAATTGTTAGTTGAAAAGAAAACAGCTTCTTTCGCAGCAGATAAGAAGTCCTATATGAAGAAAATGCTCGCTGGTAGAGATGAGCAATATATTACAGAGAATTTCAACTATGTGTTGAATCTCTTTGATAAGAATGAAGAAGAGAGTACCGCTATTCTTACAGAGGAAGCAACAATTCAAACTGAGAGTTTGAAAGTTGATGTTACTAAAACAGTAGTAGAAGGAGTAGAAGCTTCTACTAATAAAGATCCAATGTTCAACATGTATTTGAGTGAACTTGGTAAGGTCTAATGATTTTTTTGAGGTTCCAACCTGATCAGCAAATTATGCTAAATAACATAAGGTCGACGAATAAAAGGAGTAAATTAAACATTTAATATGAATGTACGTCCTACAACAGCTTATATCGATGAGAATCGCGCTAAACTGCTTATTGAAAAGTGGGGTCCTGTATTGGACTACGCTTCAGATAACGTTCGCGCAATCGAAGACGATCATACACGCCTAAATACCGCCATCCTCTTGGAAAACCAGGAAAAGTGGTGCTTTGAAGCGTCTAACACCGGTGGTGGAACCACTGGAGTATTTGGTACTGTGAACAACGGCCTATACGGCAATCAGTTCCCAAGCCAAAATGACCTTGCATACGCCCCAGGTGATGCTCGTCTACCGAAGATCCTCATTCCGATGATTCGCCGTACGTTTCCTGAGCTTATCACTAACGAAATCGTTGGTGTACAGCCCATGAGCGGACCTGTTGGATTGGCTTTTGCTCTCCGTTATAAATACGAGCCTACTGCTCTCGGTTATAACTCGGGTAGTTTGGATGCGTCAGGTACTGTCGCATACTCTTCGCCGGGTGCCGCAGGCACGAACGCTCTTTCAGCGAACCCAGAGTTGGGTTACCAGTATCTCGATACTCGCTTCACTGGCACATCCAGTGGGCAGTTGTCGGGTAACAGCTATTACACCATCGCAAAACAGGATCAGGGTGTTGCCGCATTGCTCAGCCAGTTTGAGCTTTCGAGTAATATTCCTCAGATCGTTGTAAGCTTTGAGAAGACTGCTGTTGAAGCTGGCACACGCAGGTTAGCTGCTCGCTGGTCAGTTGAGTTGGAACAAGATCTGAAGAATATGAACGGTATCGATATCGACACTGAGCTCACAAACGCTATGAGTTATGAGCTACAGGCTGAAATCGACCGTGAAATGATTATCAGAATGATCCAAACCGCCCTTAACGCTGGATTCGGGATCGGCTTTAGTGTCTGGTCTCCTGCTAGCGCGGATGGTCGTTGGATAGTCGAGAGAAATCGCGACTTCTACCAGCGCTTGATTATCGAAGCTAATCGTATTGCTGTCCGTAACCGTAGGGGTTCGGCTAACTTCATCGTAGGTACACCTCGTGTGTGCGCTATCTTGGAGATGTTGCCCGAGTTCCAATGGGTACCGGTACAGGGAAGTGTTAACACACAACCCGTCGGAGTTGCTAAGGTCGGTTCACTAGGTGGCAGGTTTAACGTTTACCGTGATACTCGTACCGAAGCGCAAGCAGAGTTCGCATCGCAACCAAGTTGGCCTACCAACACCGCGTATGTAACAACTCGCGCACCGCGCCTTGAGTACGCTCTGTTAGGATATAAGGGTCCGGAGTTCTACGACACCGGTATCATCTATTGTCCATACATCCCTGTCATGGTACAGCGCACAATCGGCCCGAACGACTTCTCGCCTCGTGTTGGCTTGCTAACACGTTATGGTGTAGTTGATAACATCTTCGGAGCAAATCTGTACTACCACGTTATTATCTTACAAGGTTTGGGAGTGGCGTTTACGCCAGGTACCCAGTCCGTGTATTTCTGATAACAGTAGTAATAGAAAACAATCAGACCCTTGGAAATTGCCTTTCCAAGGGTTTTTTGTTGTAAAATAGTAGCAGAGAGCAATAAATAACTGTATGAATGTAACGATCGCTAAATCCACCGATGTGCTCGGTAACAATAATTATATACCATTAAGTGCTTTCACTACTCTTAATGAGACATCAGCTACTCGGATTAGTTTCATGACTACATCGTCAGCTACATCAGCTTTCATAACAAGTATTTCTGTTAGCCTTGATAATCCAGGAGCTCCTGGATTCACTGTTAATGGCCCTTTCTGGACAATAGTTGACGGTAATACATATCCAAATACTGCATCAACCACCATGAGTGCTTGTAGTTCAATTATTCTAACAGCAATTGGAAGAGATGGTGCTCTTGGTCCGCAAGTTGTTACGTGGTCAGTTTCACTATGCTCACAAGCATTAACGGGTCAACTTGGTAACCCACTACCGTATTTAAATACAGTAGTTGACCTATCAGCTCGCACACAGACATTCACAACTTCAATCACAGCACGCAATACACCATACCCTACCAGTCAAGGTACTGCAGGGTATCAAACTGGTGATGATAGAGCTGGTGGTGTATTCACATCTAAGAGTGACTTTCTAAGACTTTGGAATCTACGAGGTTAAGCAATTAGTAGACACAGGAACCCCGGTAGAGTAAGACTACCGGGGTTCCTTTTGTATTATTGTCTAGCTGACTGTAAGCAACCAGTTCCGGGATTAACGAGAACGTTCTCAATCAATCCTTGTTCAGAAGCTCTAATAGGGTTGATATCAATACCACCCCTGCGTACATATAAACCATGCACATAGAGTTGTGTAGGTTTAAGTACGCGATTCAAATCTACGTAGATCTTTTCAATAATCTCTTCATGAAAATGGTTTTCATTTCTAAATGAAACGATATATTGAAGTAGAGATGCCGGAATAACAATATCGTTTGACACACAGTAGATGTAGATATCTCCCCAATCTGGTTGACCTGTTACTCTGCAGTTACTCTTCAAGAGAGAGGAATGGTACGCTTGAACTGTTGGAGCGTCAGTATTGTAACATTTGATTAACCCTGCTGTTGATTGATATACTTCACAATTTAGTTGAGATGTGTCAACTATCTTCTCTAGAGTTCTATATTTGTTGTCTCTATTAACTGTAAGCTCTGCAGTTGAATGGCTAGCATCCATCTTACTTGCATCAAATAGATTTACTTGAACTGTCGTACTAAGGAGTTGAGATAAATCACTAGTGATAGTATTGCGCATATCTACCATTGCACAAACCCGTGTATTACCCCTCTTATCCATGTTGAAGGAGTTCAAATATAACTTGAGTGATTTTGATTCAACGATGTACTCACTATCACAGGGATATACAATCTTAGCATACGCAACGATGGGTATCCCATTGTTGAGTAAGCAAGAGATTTCATATGCATTCCAGACATCGTATCCAACAAATGGAATCTCATTGCTATTTAGAATGTCAAGATGAGTTCGATTATTTTGACGAGGCTCTCTCACTAGAAGAGAAGCATCGTATGTTGAGCGATAGGTGCTTGTGTGACCTAAGTGTGTTGAAACTGCTGTATTATCGGTTGCTTGTGTCATAATTTGCTTTTGTTAAAGTGTCTTTGATTATTTGCATGCGTTCATCGATAGTACCCTTGACTCGCACGATAGCAGGCTTCCAAGTTACAGGTTTAACAGAATAGTTATCGAGA